GTAAAATGTGTTGAAGAGTGCATTGAAAAACCACGTCCTGCAGAATTACCTATCTCCATCTTTCTTGCAGGCGTAATGAAGGAGTTTGAAGAACTTTTAATTCCTTCAGCATCAGTCCACACACATGATCCTGTGGATGATGATGAAGTCATGCGACGTCAACATCGACCCACTCAGCGCCGCATCCTTGCTGATGCTGAGGCACGTTACCCCGAGCGCAAAGTCTCGATGTTCTCCAAAGTTGAGGCTTATCCAAATGTTAAACCACCACGCCCTATCTCTGTCATGGACAGTGTAGACAAACGGGAGTACAGCAAATTCCTCTACGCATTCGAGGCTGTTATGAAACATCAGCCTTGGTATGCTTTTTCCAAAACACCGCGCGATATCGCTGCCCGTGTTGTTGATGTGTTAGAGTTTGCAAATATGGCCACAAACACTGACTTTTCTAAGTTTGATGGCCATGGGTCTAATGTGATGCGCGAGCTCGAACAACGTATCCTGCTTCGCGCATTTCGTACACGCCATCATGCCAAGTTGCTTGAGTTGCATCGTGCACAATTTAATCTCAAGGCCTATGGCACATTTGGCACACAATATCAAACACGTTTTGCCCGGGCTTCGGGCTCACCAGAGACATCACTTTTCAATTCTCTAGTGAATGCGTTTGTGTCTTTCTTAGCCTTGCGAATGACCAAGAAGGACGGCGTGTACCTATCCCCTGAGGAGGCGTTCTCGCGCCTTGGCATCTACGGTGGTGACGACGGTCTCACAGCGGATGTCAAACCTGATATATTACGGAACGCAGCAACCATGTTAGGACAAGAGCTAGCTACCACTCCTGTCCAGCGTGGGGAACTCGGCATTGTATTCTTAGCCCGAGTGTATTCGCCTGATGTTTGGTTTGGGGATGAGAACACTTGTTGTGATGTTCCTCGCCAATTGGCGAAATTCCACGTGACACCCCGTTTAAACTCAAACGTCACACCTACCATGAAGCTCCTTGAAAAAGTTCGGTGCTTCCTACTTACTGATGAGAATACGCCAATTATTGGTGACTACTGTGTCGCTGTTAGCAACGCCCACGGTAAAATTTTGTCTAAACATCCGGACTTAGCTCCGGTCACCACTTGGCTCTCTAATTGGGAAAAAGAACATCAGTATAAGAATGACGACGCGATGTGGATGGTATCTTACGTCCAATCCGTGCTCCCTGAATTCGACTTCAAGCGCTTTGAGGCTTGGGTTCAGTCTGGGTTGTCTGTTGACCAACTTATGCGTCCGCCCATGTTTCAGGAACCTGTGCTTGCCAAATCAAGCGAGCCTGTTGTTTTGGATGGTGACGTATTACCCATCGGAGCTGTCATTAATGAACCTCCCGTGCGCCCTGAGGAGCGCAAAATTCGGGATGGTTTGAGCATGTCTACCATGCCTGTATCCACACTGCCACCACTACCTACTTGCCCCCGGCCTAAGTTGCCAGAGCGCAAGGTTAATCTAGTCCCTGCAATCACTAATAAGGACCAGAAAACTTGGCAGCCTACCTTACCTACCACAACATTTGAGACTAAGACCCCCGCGAAACCTACTACCTCGCGACGGGTGGAATTGTGGAAGGCTAAGAAACTACTAGCTGGCACCTGGCGTGTTGACCCACCTAAGGTAAACCGCCCTAATCTAGCCAAAACTACCAAAGAGTCCAAGGATACAAGAGCCAAAGTGACACCTGAGCAATTTGCTGCATGGAAAGCGCAACGTGTCGCTGCTGGTTTATGGACTGATAAACCTGCCAACCCAAAACCAAAACGTACCCCTGAGGAATTTGCCGCTTGGAAAACGGCAAGAATTGCCGCAGGGACTTGGGTTGATAAGCCAGGCCCGCGCAGTCGCGGTGCCGTGACTTAATCACATAGTGTGCGCGGATGGATTTGGCCATCCGCAATCTTGAGTTTCTATTCTCTCCAAAAATAGAGCACACTATTTCTATTATTATTATTAATTTAGAATTTTGCTCCTAATACCATGTCTGACCGTAAACAACAGAAACAGGGACCACCACGCCGACGTCGGAATCGTGGACGTGGTGGACAACAAAATGGCTCACAATATAGCCGCAGCCAAGGTCGTCCAAAGCCCTCTGGACCACTTGGCGACTCAAAACACGTATCCGCACCTGTGGCACGATCCCAAACTCGTCGCACGCAGAAGCCAGAGATGAAGACCAAACCTAACGGTGACGCCTACATCAAACACCGCGAATACATAGCCGACATCACTGCAGCTACCGGAACCCCCACTGCATTCGGCATTGCACCCTTTGCCATAAACCCTGGACAAGAGACCACATTTCCATGGCTATCTCGTATTGCCAAAAACTATGAGTCATATAAGTTTGACTCATTGGTCTTTAGCTACGAGACAGAAGCTCCCTCCTCCCTTGGAGGGACTCTTGTCATGACCGTTGACTATGATGCATCTGATGATGCGCCCACAACCAAACAACAGGCTATGACCTACCGAAGCGCCGTTCGTTCAGCCCCTTGGACATCCTGCAGCCACATTTCGCTTGGCGAGGATCTCCATAAGGCAAAGACGAATTTCGTCCGGCCAGGTCTACAGCCAGCCAACACTGATATCAAGACGTATGACATCGGCAACTTGTTTGTAATCTCACAAGGAGTTACCACTGCTAGTGCAGTCCTTGGTGAGTTATATGTAGAATATAAAGTCAATTTAATGACTCCAGTTTATGAACCTGCCGCACCACCCTTGTTGGGGGGCAGTTTTATTGCCGGTGGTGCCCTTACTACAGCGAATCCACTCGGCACTGTGCCAGTTCCCGATGCACAGAATATTGGAGTAACAGTCAACGCTCTATCTGACATCACGTTCGATTACCCAGGAACCTACTTACTCATTGCTACCTTTGGTGGCACTGGGATCACAAACATGACGCTCACACCTTCTAGTGGCGCCGTTGTTGTGAACGAACTAATCGAAACGGTAATGGCCGACGGATCTAACATCACCAATGGCTACGCAATTGTAGTTTCTGGTGACGGTGACGTGAGTATCGCCATCACGGGTACTACTATTGAGAGTGGTATCGTGATGATTGGAACCTCACCCACTGGATCACTTACTTAGGCCTGTAAATATCAAAACTACTGCACTTATGATGCAGATCAAATCCACCTTCCAATCCATCCCATATCAACGCTATGTGGGGCCCGATTTACTCATACGATAGGGCTCACACTACTAAACCACTAGGTCTCACCAACTATTAAGCTGGGACCGTCTAGAAAAGAGAGCACGGCATCTACCGTGAATGGAAATAACTCTTCGATAGCCTTAGGGCTAATTATTTCA